GTTACGGAAACAGCTGCAAGAAATATTGAACTTTATGCAAAAACAAATGTAGCTGCTAATTTTGGAAAATTAGGAGGCTCTATTTTAGCAAAGGAAATAACTCCTACGTATTGGATAGTTAGAGCAGACTCGGACGGATTAGCTCCTTATGCCGCTTATGTTGAATTTGGAACAGGTGGTTTAGTTCAGGTGCCAAATGAATTAAAAGAGCAGGCTTGGCTATTTAAAGGAAAAGGAATAAAAGAAGTGAATTTAAGAGCAAGGCCTTATTTATACCCTGCTTTGTTGAGAGGGCGCAAAGAATATTTAAAAGCATTAAAAGACTTATTAAAAGAATATGGTAAATCCAAATAAATACATTCGAAAGGCTATTTACGATGCTGTAAATTCGACTTATCCGTGCTTTGATACGCAAGTGACTGGAAATCTAAATCCTACTCAATACGTCATTATTTCAACACAAGATAAAGAGGATATTAATGCAACTAAATGCGGGCATAGGTGGGAAGTGGCTACGTTATTGGATTTGGTTTGTATTTACAACGGTGCTGGAAATGTGGGCAGCCGTGTTGCTAACGATGATATGGAAAACACTATTTTAGGATTAATTGCAAATATTCAAATATCAGGATTTACAGTATTAAATCGTGTTTACGAATTTCCATCTAATTTAGACACAAGTACATCAACTCAAACGGTATATCGAAATTTTATCCGTTTAGTGCTAACATTGGAATAATTTAATTATATTTACATAAAATTTAAAATTTACTATTATGAGCATCAAAGGCGAAAAAGGAATTATCTACATTTATACAGGTTCGGCCTATAAGCCAGTAGCTTGTTTAACTTCAAACAGTTTAAATACAACTGTTTCAATGATTGAATCACAAACAAAATGTTATCCGGGTGTTGTTAAAAAAACAGCAGGAACATTTAGTTACACAATCGATGCAGAAGGAGAATATATCGACACCACAACGGTTGGAGGCGATACTGCTAAACAATCTCACGATGCTTTATTTTTGTTGCAACAAGCAAAAACAAAAGTAGATTGGAAACTTGATACCAATATTGACGATGCAACATCTGTAAAGTATTTTGGAAGTGGTTATTTAACTGATTTGAGTGCGACTTTTGGAAGCGGTGATGAAGTTACAACATTTAGCACAACCATTGATGGAGATGGGACAATTGTATTAACAGACCCTCACGCCTGAACTAGCGTTTTTGATGAGACATTTGGAGATGAATTTGCATAACCTTAAATAAAATAAAAATGGATAATACAGCATTAAAGGCGCAATTTGACAGCCAGATTACCAACAAAACGACTATAAAAAGCATAACTCCGACTGATGTTGGAACTAATTTAAAATCAATAGTTGACTACGTTGACCAACAAGCACCTGAAAAAACAGCAGGATCTATAAGTGCTACAAATGTTTCTCCGTATCCTGAATTAACTTATAGTTTAAATACAGTAGATACCAGTGGAGCAAGCGACAAAGTTGTTTTACCAACAGTTACAAAGGTAGGTGTTGAAGTATTAGTTTTTGCCTTGAATAATGCTAATGCTTTCACCGTAAGAGGAAATCAGTCAGGAACGGCAGTTTTATCACCAAATGGAGTAGCAAGTCAGTCATCAAGTGTTTCTGTCGCTGCAAATATATCTTATAGATTTATTCATTTAGGAAGTGGTTATTGGAAAGCTGAATTAATTTAATTTTATGAAAAAAATAAACTTATTTATAGGTAATGAATACCGAGATTTTTATTTCGGACTTGGTTTCTTGGGTAATCTTTTGGAAAAAGAGGGTTTAATGGTTCACCAAATTGATGAAAAGATTAAAGAAAATCCATTCAAATGGGTGCCCTTGATTATGTTTTATTCAGCAACATTTGCCTATACTCGTAAAAATGAAAACGCTCCTTTTGATGCGTTTGATGTTTCGGAATGGATTGATGGTTTAGAATCAAATAGTACTGTAATTGTTGATTTCTTTGAAGCGTTTAGAAACTCTTTACAAAAAGATGTACCGATGCAACAAGAGGAACAAACTAAAAAAAAAGTGACGAAAAAATAAACTGGAGCGAAGATGTGATAAGTTTCGCTTTGGGAGAGCTTAAATGTCCTGATTTGAATTTCGTTTACGATATGACGTGGGCAGAATTTCAAATCAGGCTTTTTTCGTATAAAAGACAGGATTTATATAAATGGCAAATGTTAAGAGAGATGATGTGGACAAGTTATATTGCACCTCATCAAGACCCTAAAAAAATGGTAAAAAGAAAAGAAAGTTTCTTACCTTTGAAAGGGGATAAAAAAGCAATAGCAAGTGTTACCCAAGAGCATAAAGATAATTTTATAAAAGCATTCCAAAAATGGCAACAGGAAACAAGTTAGAAGTAGGTATAGGAGCTGATATTTCAGAATTAAAAGCAGGAATTACCGAAGCCGTAATAGCTTTAGAAAAATTACGCCAACAAAAATCTGCTAATTTAAAGGTCGGTATTGATGTTTCCGCTTTAAATACTCAAATAGCTTCTGCAAAAGAAAAACTTGCTAGTTTACAAAAACAGGCTTCTTCGACTGCTCCAGCAATGGATAAACTTGGTAAAAGCACTGCAAATGGGTCAAATGCTTTGATGCAGTTTTCCAGAATCGCACAAGATGCTCCATACGGTATTATTGGTATCGGAAACAACATCACGGCTACTACAGAAGCGTTTGGTTACTTGAAACAACAAACAGGCTCAACTGGTGGCGCATTAAAGGCTTTAGCAAGCTCTTTAATGGGTAGTGGGGGTGTTTTGTTGGCCGTATCTTTGCTTACTACAGGACTTACTTTATTATCGCAATCTGGGTTGAGTGTCGGGGATGTTATTGATAAAATTACAGGTAATTTTGATGAATTTGGAGGTGCGATAAAAAAAGCAAGTGAAGAAGGAGCAAAAGCGGCAGGAAAAGAAGTTGAAAGTTTACGTGAATTAGTTGCAATTGCTCAAAATGATAATATAGCTAAAAAAGATAGGCTTATAGCAGTTGAAAAACTACAAACGCAGTTTTCTGCTTATTATGGAAATTTGTCAGCTGAAAAGATAATGTATTCAGATTTAACCAAAGAAACGAATGCGGCAACAAATGCAATATTAGCAAAAGCAGTAGCTGAAAAATTAGGCGCAAAAGCTGGAGATAAGTTTATAGAACGATTAAATGCTCAACAAAAATTTAATGATACTAAAAAAGCGCTTGATGCTTTAGAAAAAAAACAAGAAAAAGAATTGTTTAACTTAAAAAATGCTTCGGCTTCTCAAGTAGCAATTATACAAGCCAAACAATTAAATGCGAGACAGAATTTATTAGACCAAGCCGAAGAAGAAAGGCAAGCTGTTATTAGTTTAGTAAAAGAATATGACAAATTTGGAAAAGTAATTGATAAATTAAATGAAGTTGGAGCTCCATTAGATAGAAAAGCTACGAAACCAAAAACAACTAAAACATTTGATACGCCACAAGTTAGTGGTGCTTCTTCATTGATTCCTATTGATTTAGTGGTATCTCCTATAAATACCACTCCAATAGCTACGGCATTTACAGGAATAAGGGAAGTTGTCGGTCAAGAAATGATAGCAACAATGGAGTTGCTTTATAATTTCAATAATGATGTAAATGATTTGGTAACAGGTAGCTTAACATCTACATTTGACACGTTAGGTGCTTCAATTGGAGAAGCGTTATCTACAGGAGGAAATGTGTTTCAAGCTATTGGTAATTCGTTATTAGCAAGCTTGGGGTCTTTTATTTCGGATATGGGTGGTCTTTTGATAAAATATGGAGTTTTAGCAGTTGCAAAAGGACAGCTTGATATAGCTATAGCGACAGGGGGGCCAATAGCAGTGGGAGCAGGGATTGCCGCTATTGCTGTAGGTATTGCATTGAAAGCTGTAGGTGGAGCAATTAGTGCAAAAGCAAAAGGGGGTCAAAAAAATACATCATCATCAACAGGTTCAAATGCAAATAATTCATCATCAACATCAACAAGCGGTTATTCTGGAGGGTCTGGTTATGGCACAGTAGTTTTTGAAATAGCAGGAACATCTTTAATCGGTGTATTGAATAACACAACAGATAGAAACTTAAGAATAGGAGGTAGAACATAATGGAAAAGTATTTCATAAGAAACGACCAAACAGGTTATTTAGTTCAGATTTTTGAAACAGGTTTTAGCGGAACATCTACAGAAATATTTGGCAAAATTTCATTTGATAAAGGAAAAGCCGATAATATTCTTGATACCATAAGAGGAACGGGATTGAATCTACAATTAGAAGCAAATGTAAATCTAACTTTTGATGAATTTTCCGAAGCTGACGAACAAACATATAAGACAATAGTAACCAAACACGGTATTATTGTTTTTAATGGATTTCTAAAGCCTGATGGCGTAATACAGTCTTTTGTTAGGGATGAATGGGTTGTTGAGTTGGATTTTATAGATGGTTTAGGAACATTAAAAGATTTATCTTTTGTAAAATCTGACGGTTTTAATTATACTGGCAAAATGTCATTTTACGAAGTTATTGAGGCTTGTTTAAAAAGAACAGGTTTATCAATGACAATTAATTCATCTATTGATGTTTATTATATTGGATATACCGGAACAAACATTTTGAAAGATGTTTATGTAAATTCAGAAAGGTTTTTTAAAATAGATGATGATACAATAATGACGTGCGAAGAGGTAATGAATTCAATACTCAATCTATTGTCAGCTTGCATTACTCAACAAGATGGACAATGGTGGGTATATAGACCAAACGACTTTGTAAAGAATGTTGTATTTACTGATAATATTTTAAATACAACATTTACGAAAAATTTATACAGAAAAGTAGGTTCTCAAATTGATAATTATTATCCACATCATAGCGGAGGTAATCAACAAATTCAAACAAAAGGAGCTATTTCTGCTTATAGATTAAATTATAAATATGGTTTTAAAACAGGTATGTTTACAAATCCAAATTTAAAACACGATGCATATTTAAATTTTACAGACTGGACAAAAGCCGCAGACCTGCACGGAATATTTTTAATAAACGACCCATTAGACACGATGGGACTAAAAATGATGACTAAATTTGTGAATCCTGTAGAAATATTGCGATCACAAAGTTATGCAGTTATAGCAGGTAGTCAATTAGATTTGAAAGCAGAACTTGTAAATGAGGATAACGGAGTTACATTTTTTTACTTCAATGTGGTTAGGTCAGATGGATTCTATGCCGATAGTAATGGAATATGGAGTAGTTCTTATAAGGTAGCGCAAACATCCGTAAATGGTTTTGGTTCTGCAAATTGGACATTAAAAATAGAGCCAGTACCAGATAATTGTACTGTTTATGTAATAATTAGGTCGGCTGTTCATTCTGGTACATCTGTATCTCATCCAGTAGAAATTCAATCTTGTCAACTTATAAATAATTTTAATTATGATGGTAGGATAGGGGAGTTTCATACTGTACAACGAAATAACGCACCAAGTTCAATTGTAAAAGAAAATCAAGAAGTTTATAACGGAGATAGTATTGACCAAATTTTTATTGGTGCTATTTATAAAAGCGACAAAACAAGTCTTACAACTATTTGGACACGTAAAGATAAATTAGAAGAAAAAAGTTTATTGAGAATAAGTGCCGAAGACGATATGAGAATACAACAAAAACCAATAAAATGTTTTTCAGGTAGTTTTTTTGGAGAGATTGATTATCTTTCTATAGTTGAAATAAACAACGTAAGCGGATTATTTATGTTTGTAGAATATAGTTATGACACTGATGCTAATATAACAACTGGTAAGTTACAACAGTTCTATATTGACGAAGTTGCGGATTTAAACTATTCTTTAACTTTTGATTATGGAAAAACAGTAAAACCATCAATTCGTTCATAAATTTTTATTACTTTTACAATATGGAATATTACAAAGGAGAAAGTAGAATTTTATACATTAAAGTAATTGGTAGTTACCTACCTATTGCTTGTCTTACAGATAATCCATTTAGCGAAACAAGCGAATTTATAGACACAACAACACGTGATAATAAAGGATGGAATACGTCAAGGCCAACAAATCAAAGTTATACCATATCATTTAACGGCTTACAACTAAATACAAGTGTTATAGGTGGCAATTTTTCAGTAGTCAGTTACGATACATTAAAAAAACTAAAGAGGACTAAAGCTCTTTTAGAATGGAAAATAGAAGGAGATTTTCCTGTAGTTGATTATGGAAAAGCCTATATTAGTGAAATTTCAGAAGCCAATGCGGTTGAAGAATTTTTAACTTTTTCGGGAACAATGATAGGTTTTGGAATTCCACTAATAACAACTAAAGGAGTTACTGTTTTAAATAATGGAGACCCTAATGTAGTAGTGGTTACAGACCCAAGTGCAACACAAATAATTAGAACTAAACAATTATGAGTATAAATCCAGCAAACATAACGACAGTAAGAGTTGACGAGTTAACACCTGATTCAATAGGTTTAACAGATTTATTACCTTTTGAAACCATTGGAGACCAGACTTTGAAAAAAGCAACTTTTCAAGAGTTGGTTAATTTTATGAATATTCATTCAGCTGCTTTTCAATATGAAATAAAAGAAATGGCAGTTAATCAATCTTACATTGATGCAAATTTTGATATTACAGGTTTAGGGATTAATTTATGTACTGGTTTTGCAATTTGTAATGGTCAAAACGGAACACCTAATTTAGATGGATTGACAACAATTGCCTTTGGAAGTACCTATACTAATATAGGTGGATTTGGAGGTGAAAAAACACATTTATTAACCGCTAATGAAATGCCAGTACATACGCATACTATTTCATCACAATCAAACAGCGATACTGGCTCTGGTAAAGTTTCAGTGGGTGGGCAAACTTCGGAAGGAGTTAACCCTGTTACTGATTCAGCAGGTGGAGGATTGGCTCATAATAATATGCAACCTTATGTTGTACACTTAAAAATGATGAAACTATGATAGATCCGAATACTATAACCACAATACAGGTAAGCCAATTAATAGAGGATATATTTGGTTTAAATGATAATATACCTCACGAAGTAAATGGGGTTTTAAAACGTGGAAAAATAAGTGATTTTGCTACATTTTTAGGTGGAATCATAGGGAGTTCTAGTGCTTTAGCTTTTTTGCCTATAAATGTAGTTGATGGTCAAACATTACCAAATACGACAACTAACGAATGGTTTTTAGCAGGTAAAGGAATTTATCACCAAACAGGGGGGTATTCGGATATTGTATGCACAAAAGATGTTAACGCAATTATTGGAAATGGTTTATTTTGGTCATTAGGTGTTGAAGTAGATATACCACCTCCAAAGGCTATGATTAGCCAATCTATAACACAAGGAGTTATTAACTATTCTCCAAGTGAAGATGCAGTCTATAATTTTGGACTAACTAAAGTATCAAGTATCGCCTCAAAACGCTTCGCCGGTTCAGGACAAATATACACATTACCAACAGGCGCAACGGGGGCAACAGCATACATTGATGGATATATTCAATACTTGGAAGACCCATTATTTACTGCAGACTTAAATACATTCACGCAAACAGGGAACGACATAACTTTTAAAACGACAATCGAAACTGGATCACAAATTTTAATTCAATATTACTTATGAAAAAACTAATTTTATTTTTATTACTATCAATCACGGCATTTGCACAGGGTCCACTTACTCCACCTTACGGCATTAAAAACAATGTAGAAACAACAAATTCTACACCTGCTTATTTCGTAACACACGAATCGAATAATCTTTATACAAAAACACCTGCTGCAAATGTTGAGGTAACGGCAAATAAAGTAACCACAATCACTGGTTACGATACGGCTAAATACCCAAACGAAAAAGCAGCACACGATGCATTAGATTTAAAGCTAAACATTTCAGATTTACCTACTAACCTAACCCTTTATCCAACTACTACAGCAAGCGATGTAAGTGGATATGTTGTAATGGTAAAGGATATTCACGATGTAAGATATAATACCACAGCAGTTGATGTAAGTACACCAACAGTTACAACGACTGACCAATTGGTGTCCCAAAGAATTTCTGACGCAGGCGTTTTAATAGGACAACCTGGAGTATTCAATATTACCACTTTCGGAAATATTCGACATTTAAGCGGTTCGGGAACAGCTACATTCTATTTTAAAGTTTTCCATAGAGACGCTGCAGGAGTTGAAACATTAATCTGTACTTCGAGTGTTTCAGCACCCGTAACCGATGGCGGTTATTCAGAATTCACAGCATCAGGCGTGTGGAACGATGGCGATTTTGAAGCAACAGATAGAATAGTAATTAAGAGTTACGCTAATCGTATAGCGGGAGGTTCTGACCCAATTTATCAATTTCAATTTGGTGGCGTAAGTCCTGTTCGCACTTTGCTGCCTGTTCCTTTTTCGGTAGTCGATGCGGGTTATGAATTGGGCGCAAATAAACAGAATAGTTTAGCGGTTGATGGTACTGGCACTAAATATCCTACGGTTGATGCGGTTAATGCGGCACTTCCGAAAGATTATGCTAAAGTGGTATATGTTAATTCAACATCACCAAATACGGCAACAATATTTGACTTAAATAACCCACCAGTTACGAATGATAATAGTTTAAAATTAGATACAGCAAATTTATATATTGGTACAGAAGCAAGTACTTGGGTATATAACGGATCTACTTATATTACAAAGATAGTTCCGAATACTTCTAACTATTATTTAGAAGGCACTTTGACTGATGCAGGAAATAATAAAACAGCCAATATACAAAGAGGCGGAGGTGCTATATTTGGGAACTATTTATACTCCTACGGCGAAATTGTTTCTAAAAAAGGTTCTTCTGATACTGTTCTATCAGGAAGTAATTTTAGATTGTTTAATAACGCAGGATCGGATGGAAATATTTTTCAATTAAACGCCTCAAATGGTGTTGATTTATGGAATTATTCAAGCGGGATTTGGAATAAAAGATTTACTTTTTCAAGCACAGGGAAGTTTGGCATTGGCACGTCGTCACCAAGTGCGAATTTAGATTTAGGGAATGTTTCTGGGAATCTGATTCATATTGGCGATAGTACAACCGATAGCTATATTTCTCCAAGCTACTGGGATGCCTATAATACCGATTTCAGCTTTAATACCCATGGAGTATTTAATATAGTTTTTAACCCGCAGGGTACTGGTGGCTCTGTTTTCGCAAAAGGAGCTGTAAAAATAACAGACGCTCCAGTAACATCAGCAGGCTCTTACGATATTTTAACGCGAAACACAAGTAGTGGAGTTGTTGAGAAGGTATTAAGTAATACCGTAGTTGGTAGTTTGGAGTTTGATAATTATAATAAATCTATATGGAATAACGGAAGCGGAAATATAGGAACAAATACTTCATTTGGCGAAGGTGCTTTAGTTTCAAATTCTACAGGTGGAAATAATTCAGCATTCGGACAATATGCCTTAGCATTTAACACTGATAATAGCAATTCTGCTTTTGGTCACGCTGCATTATATGTTAATAGTTCAGGTAGTGATAATGCAGCTTTTGGAAACACGGCAATGACAGCTAACACAACAGGTAGTAAGAATTTAGCAATAGGAACATCATCTTTAAGCACTAATGTATCAGGTAGTAACAATACAGCCATAGGCTACGTGGCAGGAACACACTTAAACGATAAATCTAGCAGTGCTGGAAATCCAAATAATTGTGTTTTTATTGGATATGATTCCAGCGCATTGTCTGCAAGCGATACTAATGAAACGGTTATAGGTTATAGTGCAAACGGGAATGGCAGTAACACAACAACTATAGGAAATTCAAATGTTACTAAAACGATAATTCAAGGAATTGTAAATACTCCTAAAACATATACTGTAGCCACACTCCCTGCTGGTGTTTTAGGAGATTTTACAATAGTTACAGATGCCCTTGCTCCTGCATATCTTGGTGTATTAGTCGGTGGAGGTTCAGTAGTTTGTCCAGTATTTTATAACGGTACAGCATGGATAGCACATTAATATTATTACAATCCTCAATAGTCGCAAGTGGATGCGCAACTTATACGGTTGGCGAAACATTTCCTATTATGCAACAAATTGAAAAAGAAAAATCGGTATCTTTGAGCGCGCCAAAGTTCGAACAGATACCGATTATTAAAACGAAAAAACTAACATTTTGGCAGAAACTTTTAAAACTATTTGGATTATGAAAAATTGGAAAACTACATTGGCTGGACTTGTTACAGGACTACCATTTTTAATTGATGCCGTTATGCAAGCCTATACGGCTGGTTATTTTACAGACCAAAAAGGATGGCAATTATTCGGTTCTATTGCTTGGATTGTTGTAACTGCTTTAGTCAAGGACCACGACAAAGACAATAATAGTGATGCGCAATCAATATTAGGTACCGACCGCCCCGATGATAGACCGTAAACTAATATTATATTTTGCTTTAATATTTGCCGTGCTTGCTGATATGGCGCACGGCTTTTATTACATTGGAACAGCATTCTTTTTTATGCTAATTTCTTTGTATATTTTTATTGGTGATAGGTTTAGTTTTATTAAATTTGTGTTGTTGTGGCTTTCGGTGTGGAACTTATTTAAGGAATTATTTTTAGACCCGTTGCATTTCACGGCAAAAGAAATGATTATTATTTTTATAGTCATTATTGCAAGATTATTTTATAAACAAAAAACCTATTAAAATTATGGTTGAATATATTGCATTTATGGGTGCAGTACTTGGTTATCCTTTAGCTTGGTACTTTGGAGGAAAAAGAAAAACAGAATCAGAAGCAAAGAAAAATGATGTTGATGTAGTGACGGCAATTTCTGAAATGTATAACACTTTTCTTGTCCAATATAAAACCCGAATGGAGGAAATGCAAGTTGAAGTTACTTGCGTGAAAGACCATTATAAAGCAATTCAACTACAGTTCAACGATATGAGTTTAGCTTATGGCAGAGAGGTTGAGGTTTCTCAAAATTGGGAAAAATTACACAAAGAACTCAAAGAAAAATACGATGAACTTGAAAGGAATTACAACACCTTAAAAAAGGATCACGATGCTTTGAGAAAGGATTACGAGAAATACAAAAAAAGTGCGCAATGAAACTTTACGAAAAATACAAATCATTATTCGAAAAATACCAACTTAACACACCGTTAAGGATTGCGCATTTTATGGCTCAGATTGAACACGAATCAGGTTTAAATCCAGTTAGTGAAAATTTGAATTATAGTGCAAAAGGACTGTTGACTACTTTTCCAAAATACTTTAATAATGAAACCGCTTTGTTATATGCAAAACATCCACAATTGATTGCAAATAAAGTATACGCCAACCGTATGAGTAATGGCTCGGAAGATAGTGGCGAGGGCTGGAAATATAGAGGCCGTGGATTTATTCAAATTACAGGCAAAGAAAACTATTTTAGATTGTCAAATGATACTGATATTGATTGCTTAAAAAACCCTGATTTGCTTTTGCAAGAACCCAACGCAATGATTTCCGCTTTATGGTTTTGGGACTTAAAAGGATTGAATGCTTTAGCTGACAAAGACGATATTAAAGCAATAACAAAAAAAATTAATGGAGGTTATAACGGCTTGGTAAGTAGAACACAATTTCTTGAAAAATGGAAAATTATTTTAGAAAACACTCTTTAGAACTGGCATTAATTTTAGCAATAACATTGCTTATTTTTTTATTTTACGGTTGCGGTGGAACTCGAAGCGTCACAACCGAAAAACAATCTAATATTACAGTTTCAAATAATTACCAAGAAGGCTCAAAAATAGTTTTAGGCAATAGTTTTACATACACGCCATTTGATAGCGCAAAACCTATGATAATTGATAGTATAGTGTATAAAAACGTCATTATTAAAAGCACGAATTTAAAAGTAGTTGAAAAATGGAAAGACCGGAACATCATAAAAACAATTTCAATTGAAAAAAACAAACAAACAGAAAAAAAAGACAATACTATTTTATGGATAGGATTGTCTTTCGTGATTTGTTTATTTGTGTTTTTGTGGTTTTATCTTAAAAAGGACAATATTTTTTTTTAGGTTTCGGTATTAAATTAGCGTATTCTTTTTTAATCTTCTCGGCTATTGCATCCCTGATGAATTGCCCAACATCAACATTATATGACTTCATTTTTTGAAGGATTAACAATTGATTTTCTGAAATACGAATAACCTTTGTTTTTATTAGTAGTTTAGCCATTTTGTAATACAATTTATGCGTGTAGCGGATAGTTATAGGCAACCTTGCGAAAATCTTAAAAGTGGTCGATTTGATTCCCAAATTGAAACCAACCTTCTCTTTTTTCTCGACTGAAAACATCAATCTTATTTTCGTTTGGATATAACGCTTCAATCATTTTGTAGGCGTATTCAGGTTTACGACTATGCTCCCTTGCTTTTTCTGAAAATACAGTCATAAATTTACCTCTTTGTTCTTTTGCAATAGGTAACATCTTTTCTTTGTAGTACCATATCAAATATTCGTGAGAATACCGAACAGTAAAAGCGGGAGCAACTCCGTTAGTTTTATCCCAAATAAATCTACAATGCCTTCTGTATCCTCTTTTCTCCATATAATTATCACAATCATTTAGATATTGTTCAATAGTCCACATAAATACGGCGTGATTTTCAGCAGTGTTGTTGAGTATTTCTGTATCCAACAAATCAAATATTTCAATAGTAGGCATAGTTTTGTAATCTAAACTTCTTCCTTGGTTTGGTCTTGCTTTTCTTAAACCACCTTTCTTTTTTAACCAAGGGTGATCAATCACCAAAACAGAAAAAAGCTGCCTATAACACGTGCTATAAGAAATAGCGGGTTCTGTGCTTTCTGAAAGTTCGGGTGTATTTGTAAAATCTGTCATAAATTTAAAGTTTAGTTTTTATTAATCCGCTACTTCTTATAGCACCATACGTTATCACTCATTTTACAGAACGTTTACTGATAACGAGTTCAGATTTCCTGATAATACAAATTTCATTCTCAAAAGGCGTTTCAAAATTCCATCTGTCAAGTGTAAATTTTGATATTCCAATTTCGTGAGTATTGCATAAAATTGTCAAATCTCCGTAGTAAAAATGCTTTTCGTTTTCGATTGCATTTTTAAATTCAATGTGAAATAATTTTTTATTCATATCTTAATGATTTTGGAAACATATTACTTTCTTCTGCTTTAGAATCAAACCATTTTACACAAAGCAATCTCCATTCAATTAACTAAATGTGTTTTTTTATTTGTTGGGAGATGTATTTTACTTTATGTGTTTGTTCTTTTTTACTTTGGTCTTGAACTGAAAGGTTCGGGATTTATCCTGCCGAAAATCCTCGCAAAGCCACGATACGTTAGCCAATATTATCACGAAACCTCGTTATAATCGACAAATGACTGCTGATAATTAATTTGTGAAACTTGTTGGTAATTAATTTCTTTTTCAGTTTGGTTTGGTTCTAAATCATTTGCCGAACAAAATCCGTTACATTCAAATAGTGGTTTAACTGGAATTTCTTTAAAGTCAAATAAACTTTTGTTGTTCGGAAATTGCTTATTTGGAACAAGAAAAACTAAATCTGCTTTTGGTATTTTTTTAGCTTTTGCAATCGCTTCTTTACTTTGGTCTTTTAACATCGTTACAGCTTCTCCAGATAATTCAGTTAATTGTTTTTCAACAACTGCCATTCGTAAATAAGTCATTTTTCTTTCTTTCCACATTTTTTGCCAATAACCCATCCCACCTTGAACGCAACCAGTTTTTAAACAATTGTTATTATGAAATCCTAACCAGTAAGCTAATGGAATTGCAATAAATTCATATTTCAAAATTTCAATGCAATCATTTTTTGATAATGCGTGAAATAACAAAGGAAATACTGGTTTACTTTCGGGAACATTCCATTTCATTCCTAATGCACGTTTATTTTCTGAAATATCAAATCCAAAAACTTGATGCGTGAACTTATTTTCTTTTTCCCATTTTTCACGAACTTTTCTTTTTAATTCACTTGAACAAATTGCACCAGTAGCAACATTTAAAGATTTAAACTTATACCAAACATCTTTTATTTTTTTGTAATCGCTACCAATTCTAGTAATAGTTTCAATTTGTATTCCATACCATTTTTCACAATCAGCTTTAAATCGGTAAGTATCATCATCTTCATTAAAAGTATCAATGAAAATAATTCTAATACGTTCTTTTCCATAAATCTGAATTGCTAACCAAATTGCAACTGCGGAAGTAACACCTCCAGACCACCAACAAATAACATCGGCTAACAGTGGTTTTGAGCAAGCGGGTATTTGGTTTAATTCAGTCATTGTTTTGTATTTTTATTATTAGTGATTAATTCAATTATTAAGTTTTATTTTCCCGCCTGCACAAAGCCGCAGGACGTTATATTCCAGCTTCGAGCAACTTTCTGGCGAAAGCTACTCTGGCTGTTTTTTGTATTTTTCAAGCCATTCATTATAAACCATTTCAGTTGAATATCCATTATTAAAATGGTCTTTACCGTTTCTGATATATTTTGAAAATTCAATACATTCTTGTTTTTTATTTTGTTTCTCTTTTTCTAAAAAAGAATCTTCAATTAATCCTAAAACGCACAATAAATCATAATCGCCTCCATTCTCCGTCATACGTTCAATCATTCCTTTTAATTCCTGCATTGCTGTCATAATTTCTATTTTTTATAAATAAATTTTGCTATTGTAAATCCTATAAATCCACTTAATATCGATAATATTATTGAGTTTATAATTGTATTGTATTCGTTCATAATTCGTGATGTTAAAAAATATACCTACAACAATATATTGTACTTATAGCTAGATTTTGGTTTAATTTTTTGATTTGTAATTCTTGTTATTATTGGTCTTAACCCGTTACATTGTGACTTATCATTCGCTACAAGTACAATAAATCGACGTTAGTAGCAAGACTACGATTCAATTTCGACAGGAACATCTTTCCAGTCTCTATGCCCTAAATTACTTGTATGTAACTGCTGTAATATTTTTTCTGTTTTAGATGGTAACAAATGAATATTTTCGGGTTGTACATCCTTTTTTACAAATCTTAATCGCACACTTGGCTCCCATACTTCATCAACAGTTATAGTTGCATAATTAATCTTTTCTTTTTTCATTTTATTTAGTTTTTATAATTTAATATTCATTTTAAATTGCCGTCCAGCTACTAACATTTGCTAGTAAAAATGGCTTTATGGTTTTGCGTTTGAGTTATTAAGGAGTACTTAAGTACTGGTTTTTTCTTGCTGGCATCGGTGATTAATTCACACCACTTCTACTAGCAAAATACCGTTACTGGCTATGTTGCGTGAGTCCTATTAAGATCAATATTCAAATGACAACTATTTCTTCTTGAAATTTCAATCTCATTTGATTCTAAAGCCTTTAAGATTTCTTTAGCATCTTTTTTTATAGTTTTTCTTTCAATTCCGTAACCCCAAGAATTATGAGTTCCTTTCACGTTGTTTTTAAAGTCTAAAATTGAATAAACAATACTCTTTTTTAGTTGATTATACGTTTCTGTAAATGATGAGAAATTTTCTTTTGCTTCATATTTTATTAAATCCGCATCGTACCATCTATGCAAATCCCTTGTGCATATTGCAAAATTTTCATTAATTTCATTTACTATCATTGGTGATTTTTCTCCAATAAAATAAACTTCTTGACCTTGTTTTAATTTTTTATTTTCCATTTTGTTGTGGATTAAAAAACACAGCCAGTAACATATGCTACATAATAGCTGGGTTTCGGGTTAAATTTAAAGTTTGTTTTGCACCTAAATTATTAGTCTTAAATCGATACTTTGGTGTGTGCTTTTCCCATCCATCGTGTAGCATTCGCCGTTATGCCTAATACTACAATATGAATTGTTCATCAATTTCTTTCTCATCAATTTCGTCTAAACTTTGAGGATATTCTTTTTTTAATTTAATCCATTCTTTTTTAGTCAATACCATTGCCGTAATTAGTCCAATAACATCAGTTCCGTACCATTTTCCGTGAGCAAATCCAATTAATTGTGCATCTGCTAAATCCAATTTAGTTGCCATAATTTATATTTTTATTTATTTAGTTAATATTTGTTTTTGCCGTACTAGGCATAACAGGGCTACAGTTTAAAAGTTTAAAGCAAAGATATAACTTATTTTGATATAAATAACCACCACCACGATAATTTATACTAATTCTAAATTAAGTCTGTGGTGGTGGTTTATTCAAATAACATCCTTATATTTGTCAAACAATTTAAAACATAAAAGTTATGCAAGAAATCAAACACCTTTATAAAATGCTCAAGGACAAAAAAGAATTTTGCCAAGAACTATCAAAAGAAGTAGAAACAAGTCCGAGAAGCTTGTATAATCATTGGTTCGGAAGTTTCTGGGCAATTCCGGAGAAGTATCAAAATTTAGTATTAACAAGATTAAAAGAAAAACAACAATGAAAAGAGCTATAGCCATGCGTTGTACGCAAGAACAATTTGACAGTATTAAGGATAGGATTGAGTTGTCCATTAAATCGGTTACTGACTTTAAAGAATATCCTTATTTAATAAACTTTGGTGATAAAAAATATATTTCAAATATAGATAAAAGTAACTATTGGGATAATTTTTGGAAACAAAATCCTAAAATATTCGAAACATTCAACGCTGATATATTTTTAGAAGCGTGTGGTGTTGAGGTTGAGAAACCTATAATGCAGATTTTTTCTTGTGGGGTTTGGGTTGATTATGCTGGAAAATACCGCCTTAAGCAACAACCAAACTACGAAAAAGAAATCGAAGCCTTGCAACAAAAAGCAAAAGAAAATGGGATGAAATGTATAATTAATTTTGAGAAATTATGTTAGACACTTACGACGAACACTCGCCACTAAACCCAGCCAATATTGATATTCAATTAGACGAACTCGAAGAGAAAAAACAAGAAAATTTTAAATTAAGAATGCGAATTCAAGATTTAGAAATAGGAATTGCTGAATGCATAGAAATTGTAGAGCAAACTGAAAACGTTTTAATATTAAATAAATTGAAAAGATTATGAAAACAATTATAAACAACATCGTTTTTAAAAATCTAATGAAAGAATTAGATATTGAAGTAATTGAACCCGAAATAGTAACTACAGAAACAAGAGTTGAAGATTTTTATTCTTGGCTTTTGAAATGTGGAAATATTTATTTAAACAATAATGAAATGGTAGTAAGTGCATTTCATAAAATAGCTAATTTTTAATATTATGAATCCAATAATTTTAGCACTCGGAATTACCATAGCATTTATGCTATTAGCAATTGTTTTACTGATTAAGTTTTCGGTAGATATTAATTGGGAAAACGACAAACTACGAAAAAAAGTAAAAGAAATTGAAACAAGTAAACAAGAATTGATTGAAGCTAATTATAGATTGATTAAGAAATGAAATCAGTGCCAGAAATAGCGCAATTAACAGGAGTAAACCGTTCAGACATACATAAACACGTTTTTAAGCTAAACATTAAACCAGTTAAGCAAATAGGTTATAAAAAATGGTTTGATTATTACCAAGTTGAATTAATAATAGATCATTTGTTTTATTTGGGTAAAATAGAATATTTGACTTATGAAAGCTCAATGAATCATACTGAACCGTTATACTCAATAAAAGAATTTTTAGAACTTGGACATTTAAAAAGAAAGAAATTATGAAAAAATTAATTAGTAATACGGTGTTTGGAGAATATTTAAACACAAAAAATATACCAGATTATGAATATAGATACTGTAGATTTCAATATGACCAGTTCTTACTTCAACCTTTAGAATTATGGATGTTTGTTCCTTGTGGTGAAGGTGGGAATGTTTTAGAAGTAGTTGATTGCAATTTAGATATAAGAGTAAGCGAACTAAAACTATACCAACAAGCAAAAGAATCTTGTATATTTAATAATAATTTATTATCTTTGACTGTAATTAAAGAGTTAATCTCTAAAAATAAAACAGTTGAATTTTTAATAAATTATCATTATGAAGAAACAGGAAGTTATTTGGAAACCAATAAGGAATTATTCTGAATATTATAAAATAAGTTCAGATGGCCGAGTAAGGTCTTTTGAGAGAGTTGTATTTGATAAAAACGGAATAAGGCTAAGGTTAAACAAGCCTAAAGAAATATCTCCAAGGATTGGATTATATAAAATGGTAGGGTTGAACAAAAATCGTATTCAAACTCAAATTTCAATACATAGATTAGTTGCCTTACACTTCGTTTCAAATACAGAAAATAAACCACAAGTTAATCATAAAGATGGCGATAAAATGAATAACAATTATTGGAATTTAGAATGGGTTACAGCTAAAGAAAATTTACAACACGCTTTTGATACAGGATTAAAAACACCTACTTGGTTAAATAAAAAGTTGTCCGAAGAAACAAGAAATAAAATGTCTATTTCTAAAAAAGGAAAAACCGCTCATAACAAAGGAAAAAGACAAAAAGAACAAATTCACGGAACATTATACTCTTACAACAATTACAAATGCAAATGTGATTTATGCAAAAAAGCAAACACAGAATATTGCAGAAACAAAAAACACAAAATATGAAAAAACATTATACAATTTTCCTGATATGCAGAAAATAAATTTGGATTCCAAGGCAATGAGTAGGACACAATTATTGGCCAATAAAATTATAAAGTTGTTTATTGATGAAAATATACCTTTATCTATTCAACTTGACGCACTCAAATTAGCAAGGCAAAAGATTGATTTTTGTAAAAATACAGCTAAAGAAATGAAACAAAAAAAGTTAGAGTTATGAAAAACTACACTGGCGTAAGCTGGAATAAACAAAAACAGCGGTGGGTATCTAAAGTAGGCATTTACGATTGTGGATACTATACCGACCAAATTGAAGCCGTAAAAGCACGTGATTTATGTATAATAAAACACGGATTGGATTATAAGAAATTACAAATTTTAAAACCTAAAGGATGAGCCTAACAATAACAAACGAGGATAATATGTTGCTTATGGCAAGATATCCTGACAATTACTTTGATTTAGCAATAGTAGATCATCCTTATGGGATTTCCATAAATATGAATATGGGACTTCGAAAAGGCAAAAAGAAAAACCATACTGTTAAAAAATGGGATGACGAAACTCCAACTGCGGAATATTTTAATGAATTATTTAGGGTTTCAAAAAATCAAATTATATGGGGGGGGAATTATTTTAATTTACCATTAACAAAGTCTTGGATTTTTTGGGATAAAAAAGTACCTAAAGGTGTAGATTTTGCAGACGGAGAGCTTGCTTGGACTTCATTTGACAAAACACTTGTAAAATTAGAAGTGCCTTATTCAGGATTTCAAGGTATGGATGAAAATGGAAAAATACACCCGACACAGAAGCCTGTGAAGTTGTATAAAAATATCCTTGATAAATGGAGTGTTAAAGACTTTAAAATACTTGATACGCATTTAGGTTCTGGTTCAATTGCAATAGCTTGCCACGATTACGGATTTGATTTGACTGCTTGTGAACTCGATAAAGAATACTTCGATAAAGCAATGCAAAGAATAAATAACCACATAGCACAACAAAAATTATTTTAACTATGAAAATATTTTTAACATCATTTTTTCAAATTGGCTTGGTAGCCATTAATACCTATTTTATTGGACAATTATTTTGGATAGGTATATTTTTAGCATCATTTGGAATTAGTCTATTATGGGCGTTTAATGTTTCCAAGGTTGCAATTTCAACTATTAACCAAAAACTAATTTATGCATTTGGTGCCGGATGTGGTGCTATTTGCGGATTAGTTTTGATAAAGATTATATTATGACACCAAAACAAAAATCAATAAAAATGCATCTATTCTACTGCCTTATGCAGTTACTACTCGAATGCCTTGACGAATTAAAAGTAACAAACCCACGAATGATTGAACTAAAAAACAATCTTACTGAATTTTGTGAGTTGCTGAATGAAGATTGCAAAAACACTTACACGATTCAAAAAACGACGTATTTTCAAGGATTGACTAACCAAATAAATACGATGATGCGCAAGTGTTTTAATCCGGAAATGTAAAAAATTATGAATAAAGTATTAGAAGTTTTTGCCGGCTCCCGTTCAATAGGAAATAAAGCTGAAGAATTAGGTATGGAAGTTTTTTCAGTTGACTGGACTCCGTATGATAAAATAGATTTGGTTATCGACGTGGAATTTATGAATGTAAATCATATCCCATGGATTCCCGATGTGGCTTGGTTTAGCCCTGACTGCACTACTTATACCGTTGCTGCAATTTCAACTCACAGAAATGGTACAGAGCCAAAAAGTGAATATGCTAAAAAATGTGATAGAGTAAATAAAAATTGGATTGATTTAATATATCAAATGATGTGGCAAAATCCAGATATGGTTTTCTTTATCGAAAATCCAAGGGGGATGTTAAGGCATATGCCATTTATGAAAGACTTTAAAAGACATACGGTTTGGTATTGCCAATATGGTGATGATAGAGCAAAGCCCACCGATATATGGACAAATTCAAAAACTTGGATTCCTAGATGCGAATGTAAAAATTACAAATATGATAAAGATGGAAATATCATTGATAAACATTGCCATCACGAAAGCGCAAGACGTGGAGCAAAAACAGGAACGCAAGGAAAAAAAGGAAGCTATGAGCGTTCTAAAATTCCAGAACAATTGTGTGAGGAAATATTGAAAAGTTTATGAGCATCTTTGAAATTACAGACATCCTACGAAACCATCCAAATCACCCGTTATGGTCTAAACCTAAACCTAAATTCAATCTTTCAGATTACGTGGAGCTGGACAATCTTAAAACTGGTTACAAAAAGCAAGCATACGGAAAAGGAACTGATAAACGGGTAATGCGAATAAGTGATGGAACAATTTACGCCAACGGTAAAGAATGCTTTGAAAAGAACGGAATCAATCGAAGTACTTTTTATCATTTGATTGGGGGACGAACAAAAAAATATTGTGATTTTAAATATATTGAATAGTTTATTTTGTTTCTAAACAAAATAAATACTACTTTTACATAACAAATCCGCCAAGATTAGAAACATACGATTCCTCTCTTTGCACTTGGCGGTCATTGAGGGGAATTTTTAATTTAAAATATTAAGGAATTATGAATGAATTAACAACTACAACAGTAAATGAAACTGTTCAAATGGCAAAGCTTTTTGCCGAAAGCGGAATGTTTACAGATGCTAAACAAATGTCGCAGGCGTTTGTAAAAGTGCAGGCTGGTAAAGAAATGGGAATCGGTGCATTTGCATCTATGACAGGAATTAATATCATAATGGGAAAACCAACATTAGGGGCTGGATTAATTGCAAGTTGTGTAAAAGGAAATGAAAAATACGATTTTAAAGTTAAGGAATTGACGGATAAAGTTTGTTCTATTGATTTCTTTCAGAAATCAGTTAATGGAATGGAGTTTATTGGAAACTCAACCTTTACAATTGAGGACGCTAAAAAACAAGGCACAAAAAACCTTGATAAATTTCCTAAAAATATGTTGTACGCACGTGCAATTAGTAACGGTCAAAAATGGTTTTGTCCAGATGTATTTCAAATGTCTGTTTATGTACCGGAAGAAATGCCAGAAGTTACAGAAGATGTGCAACACGTGGAAGTAATTATTGAGGAAGTGAAAACACCTAAATTAAACCAAAAACAACTCGACAAGCTATTGACTTCTGACATTTCCACTATTGAAAAATATTTGGATTTAATCGAACAAAACAAATTAGAAGTTAACGATGTTCAAAAATCACAAATTGATATTTATTACGAAACTTTAAAAACTGAATAAAAATTATGAGCAAAGAATTAGCATTACAGCAAACAGAATGGGATTTACACAAAAATCCAGAAACGTTTATTCCGTTGGAATTTACAGAAGAAATTAAACCTGATTTATTCGGGTTAGAACTTGCAAAAGCGCAAGAAATGACAAGCGGTTTATCGACTACATTAGCAGAAAGAGAGGTGTTAAAAAACGCTTACATTGATGTTATTGAACTTGAAATCACGGCAGAAAATTTACCAACGTTCAAAGAATTGCGTTTGAAAATTGTAAAAAATAGAACACAAGGAATTGAAAAATGGCATAAAACTAATAAAGCTTTTTATCTTGCTGGAGGTCGTTTTGTTGACGCAGTAAAAAACAAAGAAGTTTTAGTTAACGAAGAAATGGAAGCAAAACTTTTGGATGCTGAAAAGTATTTCGAGAATTTGGAAAAAGAAAAAGCACGTCTATTAAATGAAAGTAGAATTGAAAGATTAAAACCATATGTAGAAGATGTTAATGGTTTAGATTTTGCTCCAATGAGTGACGAGGATTTTGACGATTATTTGCTTGGTAAAAAAACACGTTTTGAAAACGAACAAAAAGAACGTGAAGCCGAAGCATTACGAATTGAAACAGAACGTTTGGCAGAAATTGAAAGACAAAAAGCAATTGAAGCTGAAAATGCTAAATTAAAAGCAGAAGCAGAAGCAAAAGAAATAGAATTACAAAAAGAACGTGCCGAATCCGAAGCAAAACAAAAAGCAATTCAAGATGAAGCGGATAAAAAAGCACGTGAAGAAAAAGCTAAACAAGACGCTATTTTAGAAGAACAACGCAAAGAAACTGCAAGAATTGCTAAAGAGCTGCAAGATAAAAAAGATGCCGAAATAAAAGCTGAAAATGAACGTTTGGCAAAAATTGAAGCGGACAAAAAAGCCGCTGATAAATTATTGAAAGCTGGTCAAAAAAAACAAATAGAATCTTGGATTGAAACGTTTCAAATTGAAATTCCAGAACATTTGAAAAACGATAAAATTGCAAATGATATTTTATCTAAATTCTGGTCATTCAAATCTTGGGCAAAAAAAGAAACTGAAAATTTATAAAAAAATAACAATTTAAAACAACAATAATTATGAGCAATCAAAAAGTTTTATCAGGCTCTTTAGCCTTAACCAAATTGCAAAGCGCAATTATCACAACAAAAAAAGGTGCAAAGTGCATTCTTTTACCAATCGAAAGCAACCATTTTACAGAAAAAGATGGTGCAATTTATTTAAACGTTTCAGTAATTGTGCGTGAAGAAGCTGACCAATATGGTCAAAATGGATTCATTTCGCAGAAATTGGATACAGCAAAATACAAGGAACTTGGAAAAGAAAAGGCTGCAGAAATTAAATTACCAATACTTGGTAATATTAAAGATTTTGGACAAAATCAAAACGATAGCGCAGGAGCTACAGAATTGGCTGCGCCAATTAACCCAGAGGATGCCGATGATTTGCCCTTCTAAAAATCAAATGTTAAATTTATTAATAGAAACATTTGATTTGATTATAGAATAATAAAAGGCGGTTGATTAATTTTAACCGCCATTTTTTGCACAAACAAAGTAAAATAATTTACTAAAAATAAAATTATGAAAAAATTTGAATTAAACCCGGAACAACTCGAATTAAAAACTACCCTTTTGGACTGGATTAAAAATAACAATACAGGATATTTTGGAGTTCTTGGAGCTGGTGGAACAGGAAAAACAACGGTTGTTTGTAATGTACTTGCGGACATTAAGGAATCAGTTATATTTTTGGGAGCAACAAATAAGGTGGTTACGGTACTTAAAGAAAGTCTTATAAGTAATGGAGTTGACAATCCAACAACAAAAACAATTGATTCATTTTTAGGATTTAGAATTGTAAAAGACCACGAAAATAAAAACACAATTACTTACAGATTGCCTTCTGCAAAACAGATTCCAGATATTATTGTTATTGATGAGGTTTCAATGATAACTTTTCAAAAAATTGAACAGATTGAAAAACTTGCCACAAAATGCAAAATTATTTTATTGGGCGATTATTTGCAATTGCCTCCAATTGAAGAAGATAAATTTAATGTTGTGAGAAATCCTGATGGATTTTTAATATCGAGGGTATTCACTAAACTTTCAGACACTAATTCATTCACGCTTACAATCCAAAACCGCCAGCGGATGGATTCCAAAATGGGTCAATTAATTGCAAATTTTCGCAATTTTATGGATAAAAAAATTGACCCTAAACTACTGGCAAACAAAAAAAATAATGGCTTGGATATACTTTTCTTTAAAACAAATGATAAAAGTCTGAAAGACTACATAAAAGAAAATGATGCAGTTGCGGTGTGTTTCAAAAACTTAACTGTTTTATCGTTAAATTGGTTAATTGGAAGCACAAAATCAATGCGTAAAGATTATCGATTGAATGAAATTAATATTGGTGATAAATTGATGTTTGATCAATTTTATATTCACGAAGAAAAACAAAAGAAAACGCAATTTTACACGTCAAATATAGTTACAGTTAAAAGCATAGTGACAAATTGCGAGGAGAAATTTAAAATAAAACCAATAATTACAAAAAACATTATTTACAACCGAATAACCGTTATTGATGAGTACGAAAACGAAAGCGAAATTAGATACATACACGGAGGATTGTATGGACAAAATGGCGGTGGCGTGAGTAGTTCGGTTTATGGACAAAGAACAACTTATTTAAAACACATAAAAGAAAATAAAAACATTGAGGAAAATAAAAAATTCCTTAAAGACCTAAACACAAGATTTTCAGACTACCAAAACAGTTTTGCAAAATTAAAACGTCCTTATGCCATCACGTGCCATAAAGCACAAGGAAGTACGTATAAAAATGTAATAATACCAGTTTACGATTTTTATTCTTTGAATTACAAAGATGCCAACCAATTGCTTTATGTAGCAATGAGTCGAGCAAAGGAAAAAATTATTTTTATTGATAAATCTGAACAATTTGATGACACAAGTAAACGTCATTCGTTTTCTGAATTTGAAAAACAATCAATTTGCAGCGCATACAATTATAAATGCAATGTTTGCCGAACTGATTTAGTAGAAAGAGAGTTCGACATTGACCATAAAATTCAAATCGCTTCTGGAGGTAAAAATAGTATTGAAAATTTGCAACCACTTTGTAAAAATTGTCATAAAAAAAAGACTGCATTTGAAAAATATTAGTATATTTGAATACCCGATATTATCGGCTTTTTTATTCAATTTTAATGTAAAAAAATTTACAAAATGACAAAATACGAGGCTACTCAAAAAGTAAAAAAACGAATACAATTATCCACTAAAGAAGAAGTTGCAAAAGAAATAGGTATTTCAAGACCTACTTTAGACGCTCGTTTACAATGGCATAAATGGAAAATATCTGAAATCGCTTTAATCGAAAAACTATGAAATTATCCGATGCTATAAAAAGACTTCGTTTCACAATCTCGAAACAAAACAAACCGAACCAAAATGATGCCGAGGCACTCAATGAAATACTAAATATTCTTAATTTGGAACAACAAAAAACAAATCAAGAAAATTTATTATTCGCTAAACTTTACGCATTCACGCTTTACGAATTGTTGCATCATTACACAGATATTGATTTTGCAAATAAACAACTCAACACCATTCTTTCAGAACCAATAGAAATCAGAATTGAAAATTTAAAACGTAGTTTGAAATTTATGGAGTTGCAAAATTATTTTAAGCAAAAAAAAATACTTGATCCATTCCTAAAAGAAAAAACAACGGACGAACTCGAAGAGCTTCACGAACGATACAAAAAACAATTACCAGAACTTAACTCAATGGAATTTGCAAAATGCGGAAATAATTGGGATTACAATTCTGTAAAGTATCAATTGGAAACCCAAATTAATCTTTCACTTCAAAACTTTAAAAATAATGTATGAACCAATAAATATTTTAACTCCAGTTGTTGAAGAAAAAAAGATTGATATTAACGATATTAATCGTTTCAAAATTGATATTAATGAGGAAATTCCTTTGCCAGAAATTGTGCTTTCTATTTGTGACCCTAATGGAGAAAATAAAAGAATGGTAATGACTCGCCAAAATATAAGCTGCGTAACAGCACAAGCAAAAGTGGGTAAAACATTTTTAATTAAACTTATAATTTCGGCTTGTTTAAAAAAATCTGTGTTTCAAAATCGCCTACATTCTGAAATGCCGAACGGCAGGGATAAAATTTTATACATCGATACAGAACAAAGCAAATACCACGTTCAACTTGGATTAAAACAAATGCGTGACTTGGTGAATGAAAACGCAACCGACAGCAACAATAATTTCAATGCGGTAAAAGATAAAATAGATGTTTACCAATTCGATGCAGTTGGTACAGATGTGCGTTACGACTATGTAAAAGAATTAATCTACAGCAAAACATATTCATTAGTTATTATTGATGGTATTTCGGACTTAAGCATTGATACTAATGATTTAAAACTGGCTGACAAACTTGTAACAGATTTGCGAATTTGGGCAACAGAAAACGACTTGCACATACTTAATGTTATTCACTTAAACCCAGGGGACTTGTCGCATAAAATGAAAGGGCATTTAGGCACGAAATTAGCCGATAAAAGCGAAACTGTACTTGGCGTATCAATTGATAAAGAAAATGGAAATATAAGGCTCGTACAGTCGTTAGCAACAAGAAATAGAAAGCCTGACCCATTCGCATTCGAGATTTTAGAAAACGGAAACCCAAATATTGTTGATTATGAATTTTCGGAAACAACAATAAAAGAAAGAAAACTATCAAAAAAAGACCTTATTAAAAAGTTTGAAATCGACATAATAAATGATTGTTTTTTAGAAGAGGACGAAAAAGGATTTGGATATTCTTTGTTTTTGGATAAGGTTAAAAGATCATTTATAAAATTCACAAACGAAACAATAGGCGATAATTACGCAAAAGCATTCATTAAAGAGGCTGTAGAAACTTCAAAAGTATGTTTTGAACCAGCGAGCAAGCGTTATTTTTTGTGTGAATTTATTTAATAAAATCGGTTTAGTCGGTAGTAAACAGGTGTTTTGTTTTAAACTGGTTTACAGTTTAAAAAACCCCCTATAAAGGGGGGTTTAAACTAAACCGTAAACCGTAAACCACTTTAAACAAAAAAAATGGATAAAATTAAAATAAATAAAGACACAACAATAAACCTAACCTTTGAAATACAAATATCGAATTTAGGCAGACCATTTAGAAACTTTGGAACAAAGTACAACCTACAGTTACCAACTAAATGGATTGAAGGTATGGAACGCCACCACGTTATACATCAATTCATTTATTTGGATGAGCAAGGAGGTTATTTCGATGTTGAGGTGGACTATTGGGGTAAGTTTGTTGGTTTGGTTAAAGTGTAGTTATTTAGAATAAATATAAATTAATACAAAATGTATTTTATATGGTATTTTTGATTATCTTTGAATATTGAAAATCACTAAAAAAATAGAAATTATGACAATCACACTATATTTACAGAAAGAAACGCTTTTAAGAGATTTAGCAACTTTACAACATATATTTAAAAAGAATATTGAAGTAATAGATAGTTTAATAAAACATTATGAACCTTTAAATATCTCAACTTGTAACAAAGGAGGAAATTCAGTATCTATACAAGTTAGTCCAGAAGAATTTGCTTTAATTGGAGTTTTTGATAAATTCATTTAATATGACCCAACACCAATCCATCTTAAAAGATCTGATAACCAAATCAGGTCTTTCTAAAAAGCAGTTTTGCGATAAACACGAAATAGCAATCACAAAAATAAATCATTGGCTTAACGGTACTCGCAATGTCCAATTTTGCACACTTGAACTAATCGCCTTTGATGAAGGTAAAAAAATAACGTTAAAAATTGAGGAATTATGAATAGAGAAATTAAATTTGAATATGGGTTCGAAAGTGTAAACGGAATAGTAAAGAAAAAATACTATTTACACGAAATACCATTCATACACGACAAATGTGATGTTTGGAATATGCTCCCTATTGTTTATGTTAGGGAATTCACCGGATTAAAAGATAAAAACGGTGTTGATATTTATGAGGGGGATATTTTAAACCATTATTCTGGTAAAATAATTATAAAATACGAACCCGATTTTTGTGGCTATAATATCTGTTATTCTATGCACGAATGTACTGTATTGCAAGATGAAATTGAAATAATTGGAAACATCTACGAAAACCCAGAACTATTAAACAACTAACATTATGAAACGAAACGACTATATTTTTATCACAGCAATTATAATAATATCAATAATTTTAATTTTAGCACAATGAAAAATCAAGAAAGAGAAAAATTACAAGATGCATTTCCAAATGAATATGTTTCAGAAGGAGCAAGAGGAATGACTTTAAGAGATTATTTCGCTAATTCTTCAGATATCCCTTGGAATGCATTAATCGAAACAATAGAGATTAAAAGTCCAGAATTAAAGGGGAAAGTAACTGTTAGAATGGTATTAGAATTACGAGCAGAATACAAATATCTTGAAGCCGATGCAATGCTAAAACAACGTGAATTATGAAAACACTAACCCTACTACTATTCACTTCGTTATCATTTAGCCAAGTACACATAAAAGATAATCAATCATTTCATATTGCCGTTGGAAACGACGGCATAGAAATTGAAACGTCACGAAACTTATACATCAGAGCTGGATTAAGCACAGACAAAGCCGTTGGTTGTATCGGAATTAACTTGTCCGATAGTTACGATGACCAATGGGTCAATCATTTCGGTATTCGTTTAGGTAAGCTTTATGAAACGCCTACAGCAGTATTTGGACTTGAATATGGAGTTGATAAAAAACTAACTGAAAAATTATTTATCGGAGGTCGAATTTATAACGATTGGATTGCAAACAATATTAAAACCGAAAAAAAAGTAGGTTTTTGCATTAGATTAGGATTTTATTTGTAATTTTGGGTTATGGCATATAGTTTAGAAGAAAAAGAAGAAATAATAAAGAAAGTCCTTTCATCTATTGAATCAGGACTTTCTTTGCGTAAAGCTATTTTAGAATTAAATATAGTAAGCCGTGATACTTTTAATGAATGGTTAAAGGAAGATAAAAATATTTCCGACCAATACGCGCGAGCTTGTGAACAACGAGCAGATACTATTTTCGAAGAGATTTTAGACATTGCAGACGAAACAAGCAAAGATACCATTTACACTGATAAAGGAGAAATTCCTAATTCTGAATGGATGCAAAGAAGCCGATTAAGAGTAGATGCAAGAAAATGGATGCTGGGAAAAATGAATCCTAAAAAGTACGGTGATAAAATTCAAACAGAACACTCTGGGGAAGTAACTACAAATATAATTTCATTAGGAAATGGAACTGCTCCCGAAACAGAATAATGCGGTTTACTTTCTAAAAGATAAAATAACCAAAGAAATAATTTACGGTGGCGCAGCAGGAGGTGGTAAGTCCGCTTTAGGTTGTTTGTGGCTAATTGAACAGTGTCAAATGTATCCCGGTACACGTTGGTTAATGGGAAGGTCTAAATTAAAAACACTAAAAGAAACCACTTTAAATACTTTCTTTGAGCTTACTTCAAATCTTAAACTGTCAAATCAATTCAATATTAATAATCAATCAGGGGTTATTTATTGGAACAATGGTAGTGAAATAATACTAAAAGACCTTTACCAATATCCAAGCGATCCTAACTTTGACAGCTTGGGGTCTCTGGAAATAACAGGGGCATTCGTTGATGAGTGTAATCAAATATCTTACAAAGCGTGGCAAATTGTAACATCACGTATTCGTTATAAATTAAATGATTACAATATAGTTCCAAAAATACTTGGTACTTGCAACCCGTCAAAAAACTGGGTTTATTCTAAATTTTATGTGCCATCTACCAACGGGACAATATCAAACAATAGGAGATTTATTCAGTCATTACCAACAGATAATCCACATTTACATCCTTCTTATTTAGAATCATTATTAGCATTAGACGAAACAAGCAAAAGGCGTTTATACTATGGTGATTGGGCGTATGATAATGATCCCGCCTCTTTAATATCATTTGACAAGATAAACGATGTATTTACAAATTATTTTGTTATTGAAGGAGATAAATATATTAGTGCAGATATTGCCCGTTATGGAAGTGATAAAATGGTTATATGTGTTTGGTCAGGATTTAGGGTAATTGAAATATTTACTTTGGATAAATCTAGCATAACGCAAACAGCCGAAGCAATAAGAGGTTTAGCGTTAAAACATAAAGTGCCTAATTCTAATATAATTGCAGACGAGGACGGTGTAGGTGGTGGAGTAGTTGATGTATTGTGTTGTAAAGGGTTCGTGAATAACTCAAGAGCATTGAAAGAAGAAAATCAATTGATGGAATATAAAAACCTAAAAACACAATGTTACTATAAATTAGCAGAAAAAATACAACGTAATGAGGTGTTTATAGATTGCCAAGACGGATACTTGCAAGATTTAATAACAAAGGAGTTAGAACAAGTAAAAAGGGATAAAATAGATAGCGATGGAAAGCTTAGGATTATACCAAAAGAAAAGGTAAAAGAATTAATTGGACACTCTCCAGATTATACTGATGCTTTAATGATGAGATTATGGTTCGAACTATCGCCAAAGTTTTTCACGTTTTAATAAAATAAATTTATATCTTTGATAAAAATTAACTATAATGGCAAAAAATAGATTACAGATAGCGTGGAATGTTTTGACAAATCCTAATAAAAACTATTTTAACGAGGCTTTATATAAATTAGTAGGTGGGTTAACTCAAACTTATAATCCTACTCTTGAAACGCTTATAACAAAAGGTTATGGAGATAACCCGGATGTTAACGCCATAGTTAATCAAATGGCATCAAAGACAACATCTGTCCCTTTTTGCATTAAAAAAGTGGACGATAAGGAATCTTTAAAGAAATTGAAAAGGTATCCAAACAATCCTACTTTTCAACAAAAAGTAGCTATTAAAAAACTACAGCAAAAGGCATACGAAACAGATACAGAAATGCCGATGCCTTTAGAGCATCCTAATCCCAATCAAACGTGGAAAGATATTCTATTTTTGTATAAACTTTACTTGAAAGTTTGCGGAAATGTTTATTTATACAAAATGTTTCCAAAAGATGGAATGAATGCCGGGCAACCGATGCAATTATATATTTTGCCAAGTCATTGGGTTCAGATTGTTTTAAAACAAGAAGCGTCCACTTTAAGCATTGAAAATCCAATTGATTATTTTATATTAGAGCAAGGGAACAAATTTGTTAGGTTTGATGTTGAGAATATAATTCACATTAAACGAGCCAATCCATTTTACAATCAAAATGGTTCACATTTATACGGATACAGCGAATTAATGGCTGCTATACGAAATATTAATAGTTCCAATAGCTTCACAGATACAAATGTTAAAACTTCTCAAAATAGCGGTGTTTATGGATTCATTCACGCTGGAGACGGTGCAACACCATTAACACAAGACCAAGCAAAAGATCTAAAAGAGCGTTTGGTAGATATGGATAATTCAAGTGAGAAACTTTCTAATATTGCAGGTGCGTCTGGTAAGCTTGGATTTACTAGAATTTCATTGACAACAGATGAATTAAAACCATTTGACTTTCTAAGCAATGATAGACGCACACTTTGTAATTGTTTGAATTGGCCAATTGATTTATTGAATGAAGAAAGAAGCGGAACAGGATTCGGAGTTGATGGAGTTATTGAAGCAAGGAAACGAGCTATTACTGACAACATTAAACCTGATTTAGATTTATTTGCAACTTCGTTTAATAAAGAGTTTATTCAAAAATTCAAAGGATATGAGGACGCTGAATTGGATTTTGATATTACGGAATTGCCAGAAATGCAGACCGATATGGAAACTATGTCTAAATGGGTTAACGCAGTACCTTTGACATTGAATGAACGTAGGGAAGTATTTAATTATGAGGAAGTAGATGATGAAATGATGAATGAGATTTACATTCCAAATGGAATAATAAACATTAATGATCCAAGCGTAACCGATATGCAATCAAATGGACAAGCTTAGACAACGACAAGAAATACAAGCCTATCGAATAGTAAGGCGTAATGTGCTGAAAATTGTCAATGCTATTCCGTTTAATAATATGTCTAAAATGACGTATAATGCATTGATTTATGCCAATGTTACAGAAGCACAGATAAAAGAAATGTATAATGAAATTTATACAACTTTAGGAAAACCGCATTACAAACGTATTCAAAAAAGCATTAAAGCCGAAATAGATTTTGAAAGCATTATAAGTACTTGGTTAAATCAAAACGCAGGATTAAGGATTGTTTCGGTTCATCAAACATTAATAGAATCTATTGTAAAAGTGATTGCTGATGGTTACGAAAATAACTTATCCGTTGCTGACATAACACGTAATTTACAACGACAATTTGGATGGTACAAGGCGCAGGCATTGAGAATCGCAAGAACAGAAACCACAACTGCTACAAATGTGGCTACAGTATTAGCTGCTCAAAGTTCTAATTTAGTATTGGAAAAGAATTGGGTATCAGTACAAGACAATAGAACGCGTAGAAAAGTATATGACCATTTGGATATGAATGGCCAGAAAGTTGATGAATTCGCACCGTTTTTCGTAGGTGGTGAAAATTTAGAGTATCCGGGCGACCCGAAAGGAAGCGCAGGGAATACAATAAATTGCCGTTGTAAAGTAGTATTTACGGTAAAGTTAGATGAAAAAGGAAAACCAATAAGGAAAATAAAATAACTATTTAGACTAAATTAAAATAATATTAATATATTTGTATTATGGAATTCAAACAATTATCATACGATTTAAAAGAGTTAGACGATTCTAAAGGAGTTGTGAAGGCTTATGCAAATGCATACGACAATGAAGATTCAGATAAAGATATTTCTGTTTACGGTTCATTCGATAAAACAGTAAGCGAAAACTTTAAACGGATTCGAGTATTAAAAGACCACAATCCTACAATGATGATAGGTGTTCCATTGGTTATTGATACAAAAGATAGATTTGGACTTCTTACAACTACTCAGTTTAATATGAATAAACCATTAGGTAAAGATATGTTTACTGATGTTAAATTGATGCACGATAGCGGAATGAGTGCCGAATTATCTATTGGGTATAAAGTAATGCAAAGAGATATTAAAAATAAATCTCGAATTATTGAATACAAATTAATGGAGTATTCGTTTTTATCCAGTTGGGGAGCAAACCAATTATCAACAGTACAAGATATAAAATCGATAAAATCCCATTACGGAATAATGGAATTAATCGAAAAATCATACAATTTAGATTATTCAGACGAAAGATTAAGACAAATTGAAACGTTATTAAAAGCACTTACCGATGAGCCGTCAGAAACTGACACTTTGATAAATGAGCCGCTTACACTTGAAACATTAAAATCATTTACAAACTCATTAAAAATCAAATAAAATGGACGAAAAATTACTTGCCGAATTGGCAAACATCAAAGCAGGCTTGGAAACAAAAACAGCCGCAGAAGTAAAAAGCGCAATCGATGCGTTTGAAACTAAATTATCAACATCTAACAAAAATCAATTTGAAGCCGAATTGAAAGCTGTTACTGATGCAATGGAATTGAAATTGCAAGCTGTACAAGCACACGCAGACAAACTTGACGTTAAATTGCAAGAAAAAGGAGCAGAAACCAAAAATGAAGATTCTTTGGTAAAATCAATCAAAGATAATTTTGATGGTATTAAAGATGTTCGTAAAGGAAACGCACTTCAATTTAAAGCGGTTGGAGATATGACCTTGGGGGCAAATCTTACAGGCGCACAACCAAAAGACTACAACTTCAATGTTGTAATGATTCCGGGACAAATGCTAAATGTTTCTGACTTGGTTGGAAGCGTTACTATTTCAGGAGGTACTTATACCTATCCACGTGAAGGAGCTGGAGAAGGGTCTATTGCTGCTCAAACAGAAGGGTCTTCTAAATCCCAAAGAGATTACGATTTCACAATGGTTGACTTAAATACTGACTTTATTGCAGGATTCACTCGCTATAGTAAAAAAATGGCAAATAACTTGCCTTTCTTGACTTCATTCATTCCTAATGCATTGAGACGTGATTATGCAATTGCTGAAAATACAGCATTTAACACTGTATTGGCTGCTGCTGCAACTGCATCTGCTCAAATCATAACAGGAAAAAACAAAATTGAAATGTTGTTGAATGAAATCGCAACACAAGAAGCCGCAAACTTCCCTGTTAATGCTATCGTTGTAAGACCGGCAGACTATTGGGACATCTTGAAAACTGAAAAATCAACAGGAGCAGGATACGGATTACCGGGTGTTGTAACTTTGGAAGGTGGTCAATTGAGAATCAACGGTATTCCGATTTTGAGAGCTAACTGGTTAGCTGCTAACAAGTATTATGTTGGTGATTGGTCAAGAATCAATAAAATTGTGACTGAAGGACTTTCTTTGGAATTTTCAGAAGTTGAAGGAACTAACTTTGTTAAAAATAACATTACGGCTCGTATTGAAGCACAAGTAGGATTGGCAGTTGAGCAACCAGCTGCTATTATCTACGGAGATTTTACCGCAGTATAATTTTTAAAATGAAAGGAGAATTAAACCGATACATTAATTTGTATCGGTTTTTTTTATATCTTTGAATAACTTTAAAAATTACATTATGAAATACGAAGTATTAAAACCGTTTTTTAAATTGTCAGAACAAAAGAATTACGAAATAGGTTCTGTAATTGAGTTATCAAAAGAAGATGCAGAAAATATGGTAAAATATGATTTGGTAAAAGAAATAAAAGAAATTAAAACTAAAAAATAATGAATACCTATTTAGATGTTATTAGTTTAGATCAAGCCAAGTTATACTTGAAAATCGATACGCTTCAAACTGAAACGGACAACGAGATTACAAGTATGATTAATAGTTCTTTGTCGTTTATCGAAAAACGTACAGGACACCATTTTAAAACAAAGAATAAAACATTTTATTCGTGTGCCTTGGTGAATAGTGTAATTGTTTATGATTACCCGATTATTGATGTCCCGGCAGGAACACAAGTAAGACAGCTTAATTCTATTGTTCCAACTGTTGACGGGTCAGTAGTTTTAGAACTTGGATATGCTTCATTGGAAGATATTCCAAGCGAGTTGATAGATGCCGCTTTGCAAATCATTAAAGTTTGGTTTTACGAAAGTGAAAAACAAGAAAACACATCGTTGATACCCTTATCGGTATTACAAGCAATTGATGCTAACCGTAGATTTATATGAGCAAGCAAAAAGAAAAAGAATTTAAGTTGTTTGGAATTATTATTTATGTTCAATATTTCTTGCAGCTGTTTCCGTAGCATCTTCAATATCTTTTTCCGCTTCTTTGCCGTATTTTTTAAGATTGGAAATTACTTTATCAAGTCCTTTGAGTTCCATGTACTTCAATATCAATATTGTTCAAATCCTTGTTTAAAATCGAATCGATATTATAAATCAATCCATTGTATTTTATGAAATTTTCTTCCACGCTTAAATCAATATCATATCTATTTCTAATGGTAAATACGGTTTGAACAAAGTTATCATTCTGACC